TTTACTCATTATCGAAAGTTATTAAAGTTGAATCAAATTTATAAATTGTGGAATCCATTGTGATAATTCCAACTTGCTGAAATATTGTAAAATCAATTTCCTGTAAAGAAACATCATCTGTAATTTTCACAATTATAGAACGGTCGCCCGCTATGTTTGCATCTACGGTAAAAATTAAATTAGTTCCATCGTCTGATACTGCTACCCAATCGGTGCCAAATCCTGTGCTTATTTTCGTCGCCGTGTACGTTGTCATATTGGTTATGAAAACAGAATAAGTTTGCGCATCTTTGCTTAAATAAATCCTTGTATCGTTTGAGCTAAATGCGTTTACCGTAAATTCAAAAGAATTAATTAGGTTCAATTCCGTTTCACTTGTTACCAAATCGGTGGTCATCTTATCAATACGATAATTGTTGCCTTTAATTTGAATTACATCATTTAATTGCAATTTTAATAAAACTAATAACGGCAATTTTTTAGCGTTAAACCTAAAATTACGGCGCTTAATATTGAAAATTGCATTGATATAATCGTTATGATAATTCGTATAAAGCGTGTTTGTTATTAAGTTACCATCCCATTCATTAAACTCTTGAGAAAATGTAGTGCTAAATTGTTGGTCTGTATTAATATTAACGTGTGAGGGCGTGTTTATTAAACCATCGTACATCAATTTAACGTCATTTTCTTGAAGAAAAGCAAACGATTTACTGCCTACCGTTTCTCTAATATTATAAAAAATATGTGGCTTTGGATTAGCTGGCTCAACTTTGTCATCTACAATAGCGCCGTACATTATTTCTGTTGTTTCCCCATCGTTTGTATCGCTTAATCTTTCATAAACAAACTGCTCAAATGGCACTGAAACCGTAAATGCAGACCCATCTAATGGTATATTATTATCATCTTTCAAATATGCTATTTCATCGCCATATCCTTTGCCTACATTTAGTTTAAATTGTTTATTTAAAATCGTTGTAGGCTCTTGAAACTTGTAACTAATTTCATTTAAAACATTTCCCCTTTCTACATCGTAGCTTTCAAAATCAATATAATTAGTAATATCATATATTTTCCCAGATTCATAATAAGACTTCAAAGTATTTACATAAATTGTACCGTCTTCTTTTGGTATAACTATCAATTTAAAAGTCTGAAATAAACCTTTTAAAAAATCAATTATTTTTATCTTAGGCATATTTTTAGAAATTCCTCCAACGCTTGAGATAGTGTCTACGCTTGCCAATGTAGTAAATGAGGTTACAAATTCATCATAAGGTGGCAAAGGATCGTTTGTTATTTCGTCTTGAACTATACTTGCCGTATATTCAAAATCACTATTAGATTCAACTTCCCAATAACAAATAAAATTATCTGAAATATTTATTTCACTTTCTAAAACTATTTCTAAAAGACCCTCAGTTAAAACGCCCCCTATTGGTGTAATTGTTTTTTGTGCTCTAACAATTCCATTAACATACGCTCGTATAGTATATGGTACGCTTATGAAATCAATTCCAGGCGTAACTGACATTGCTATTTCCCAATATTTACGAACTGAAGAACCCGAAAGACCCTCCGTTGCAAATTGTCCTATATTTGTAATTAAATTAATATTATCAGAATCTCCGTTATCCCAGTTAATTATCTTTTTACCACCCCCGATTTCATTTCCTTTTTCAGCATTAAGCCATAAATAAATATTGGTAAACTCGCTACGTCCAAAAAAATCACGACTAAAAATAATACCATAATCATTTTCTATTGCTTCTATAATTGAAAGCAATTTTATTGATGGTCTTAATTCTGAATAACGCACTCCATTTATTCCGCTTGTGGTGTTATAAGCTATGTTTGCAAGCTTGTCAGTTTGTGTTGTATCCGTTGAATTGCTATTGTAATATAATTGCTTTTTTACCAATAAATTATAAATGATTTTACCGTCAAACAAACCATTCATTAACCCTTCGTGGACTGTTGCGCTGTTGTAATCGTGGTCTAATGATGTAAAGTCTAATTGGCTTAATTCTTTGGTGCCTAAAATATCCTTAATTGAAATTAAATTGCCCCAAAAATTAATCGTGTAGCTTGATGGGTTACCCTGTTTTACGCTAACTTTTTGAAGCAACCATTTGCCCTTTCTAAATGGCATTCCATCCAATTCAATACGCCCATCAATTTTTATTCGTGCGTCAAATGTATTATCAATGTTTGCTTCATAATAATGCTTAAATAAATTATTATTATTTGCCGTTGCTGGTACTGTAAAACTCTTCGTGTAATCGGTTGTATTTTTGGTTATATCTTCAATATCCAAAACGCTGGATGTTATAGATATACTTTCATCTTTGAATAAATCAACCTTAAAATCCCCGATGTAAATTTTTACTACCATTAGATATTATTGATTTCATTAAAGGCATAATCAAACTCAACTTCATAATTAATTAATCTGTCTTTTTGCCTTGATTTATATTCTAAACTTTTACTGGCTACATTTAAAGGAATGTAAACCTCATCTTGTAATTGCCATACCCTTTCACTCAAAAATAATTGCCTAAATGTTTCATTTAATTCCTCTTTTACAAATCCGCTATTTACTTTAAACTTTGAACGCCCCTGAACATTGTATTTTATAAATTGGTGATATCCTGATAATGGTTGCCCTTGTTCTCCCTCATATTCCTCATTTGAAGTTGACAAACTTTCTGTCTTTGATTTAAAGAAAGTTACAATTTGCACCCCCCCCTCTTTATTTTGAAATGCTATATCAATAGGGGTATAGCGACATTCGTCATTTATTAATAATGTAGTTGTAATTCCATTAAATAATATTTCAATAATTGAATCGGTACTGGCTTGCCCAGCATTTACAAATATGTTCTGTATTAATTCTGAACTTGCAGTACTTGCAGAAATAGTGCCACTAAAATTAAGAATATTATCAGGGTATGAAATAACGGTTACTGGATATGTAGATACCTCATCTGCCAATATTGGCAAATTAAACATTCCAGTCCTATTAATTTTAAACTCATCCCCACTTAATAAAATTCTATTTGTTGGCGCACCAGTATTTTCACCATCCATTCCATACGCATATCCTTTAACCATTAATTGAACTAACGGTAATTGTGGTACATTATAATCAAATATGTTAGCCGTATTATAAATTACTTGTGTCTTAACCCACCTTTGATTTGAAGCATCATATAAGCCTGTTAATAACATTGAAGCTGGTCTAAAATCTACAAAGTCATTAACCAAACGTGCTATATTTATTTTGTCATTTCCGCTGGAGGTTGTTAGATTGCTTTTACTAATTTCATAATATGGTGCTATTGGCACGCTTGCCTTTAAGCCATCCCAAATGAATATTTGTAATTTATAAGACGTGCAAACGGCACCTGTTAAAGGACTTATCCAAGGTATTGTTATATAGTTTGGTGATAGTGATTTTATCATTTTAATATTACTTTTAATTGTTGGTCAACCTCTAATTCAAAGGCTTTATAAATATCCTCTGGCAATCTTTGGAATGCTTGTTCAAATGGCTTTGTAAAAAAGTTTGTAGTTGCAAGTCCTTTATTCCAAATGCTTCTTATTATTAAAAAACTTGTACTTTCATAACTCAAAAAACGCCCTGTCTTTTTATTGCTAAATTGAATACGCTTTCTTTTTACCCACCCTTTTATTCCACTTGTTAAACCTCCACTCCTACCAGTTCCTGTTCCAAATTTAAACGGACTATTTGGCGCTTTTGCTGAACTTGAAACTCCTTTAACTCCCTTGTCTACAAACTGCCAATAGTCATCTGCTGAACCAAAAGAGAATGTTAATTTTGCTCCTGTCTTTGTCTCTTCAACCAAATAATTAATACCATCATATAAACCGCCTGTGTCCTTTTTCCTGCGTTTGGTTAGATTGCTTTTGGCTTGTTGCTTTACATACTTCCCAAATTTATCTAATTCATCAACTACTGACATAATGAGAGGGTCGTGTTTGGCACTTCTACATCAAATGATAGTATTACGCCATCCAATAATTTAGCACGCTCAAAAAAGCCTAATTCAAAAGATGGGCTCTCACTTGCCGTTATATTATTGTCTGCAAAATCTCTAAGCATATTGCTCCACAATCTATTTAAAACCGCTATTGCCATATTATGATTATCCACTTCATTGTCTTGCCCCCAGAAATCATCTGTTTTAATTTCTTTATTTATATCCCTGACATCAAAAACTCCAATCTGAACATTAAAATTAATAGTTTGTCCAGTTGTAAATGAACCCGTAATAATTCTTACATTTAACAGAGGAAATATAATCTCCTTTTTTAAATCAATTTCATTAAAATCTAATTTAGTAATGGTATTTATAAAACCATCACTTTCTGCAAGTTGTTTTATATAAGCATATAATTGCGTTAACTGGTTCATAATTGTATCGTGTTTGTATTATTAGACTGGCTCATTATTTTATATTTCAATTTTTGTTTATCAATTTTATGAGCCAAAAATAAATGTATTTTATGTACATTCA